CATCCGCAGCAGAGAAAGTCTGGGCAATGGGAAGAAGAAGTTAGAGATAATTTTATAGTAACTGTTATTCAGAATGAAGATTTTGATCCAATTAAAATTTGTGAACAGCTTACAGATAATGGTGTTATCTTGTGGCTGATTGATGGATTACAGAGATGTACCACAATAGAAAATTATAAAGCAGGTAAATTTGCACTTGGCAAAAAAATAAATCCATCAGTGATTGAGTATCAAGAAGTAAAAAAAGATGAAAATGGAAAAATTGTTAAAGATAAAGATGGTAATACAGTATATGAAATCGTTTCTTTTGACTTAAAAGGGAAAAGTTATGCTCAATTACCAGAAAGATTAAAGGAAGATTTTAATAATTGCCCAGTAGAAATAGTAAAACATCTTGATTGTAGTGATGAAGAAGTGGGGCGACATATTGTTAGATATAACAGTGGAGCGAAAATGAACGTTGCCCAAAAAACAATCACCTATATGTGCAATGTTGCAAAAGATGTTAAAGAATTATCTGGACATGATTTCTTTAGCGATTGTGCAAAATTTTCCGATGTTAAAGATAGAAATGGAACTATTGATAAGATTGTAAATGAAACAATTATGGGGCTTAACTTTTTTGAACAGTGGAAAAGAAATGCAATGCAGCTTGGAAAGTTTTTAAACGAGTATGCAACCAAGGAGATGTTTAATAAGTTCAAGGAATATCTTGATAGATTGTACAATATTGTAACACCGACAACAGGGAAATTGTTTAGTGAGAAAAACGCACTTATATGGTTTATGCTCTTTGACAAGTTTGAAAAAACAGGATATCCAGATGAAAAATTTGGAGAATTCTTAAACGACTTTGAAGAGTTGAAGAACGTAAAAGTTGTTGTAGAACACACTAGAAAACCAAAAGGAACTGAAGAGACAAACAATTTATCATTTGCTGAAATTGATACATGTAATTCTACAAAAGATAAAGGAATGATTACAGACAAATTACATATTTTAGAAACACTTTTAAAGGATTTTTTAGCCAACGAATCAATGACGACAAAAGAAACAGAGAATATTAAAGAAGAGGATGATGAAGAAGAAACTACACTTTCGTTTGTTCAGAAAAATGTAAATTCAAATGTAATCGAAGAAGACATTGAATGTTATGAAAACATGATTGATGATTGCGTAAGAGTTGATTCGGAAGTGTACAAGCAGTGTAAAACAGCGTTAGTTGCGCTTATGGCTTATGCTTGTAAAAATGAAAAAGACATAGATTTTGAACAGTGGATTCAAAAGTATCAGAAAAATAGTTCTGGTTTTAGCACAGATCAAAGAATTAACTATACATATATGAAAAATAGCTTTGAAAGCTTTTTGAAACGTGGGTAATTTGTGAGGCGAGAAGATGCAAATAAATATTAGTTATACATTATATACAGACGGTGATTACAGTTTAAGGAATGCCGAAGATTTTGGCTGTACTAATAGAGACGTAGTAGTTGATGATTTTGAATATTATGATTATGTTGGTTCTATGGAATTTAAATA